GCCGGTGCTAAAGAAACATTCCCCGCAGGCACACCCGTGTCGCTTGTTCCCTCCATTCTTATGCGGACCCTCGCAGCCACTGTCAAAACATTACGCCTGTTTGGATGCTACGCAGAATACCTATGAGTCAATTTTTAACACGGCTGAGCAGACTTAATGAGCGACTCCAAACGGTCGAGACCGCTGCGGGGCTTGTGCCCGCCATCACCCAAGCGGTCACCCTCGTGGAGTCTAATACACAGAAAGCCGTTGCAGATTCTAAACGTTCAGTTCGCCAGTATCTGGCGACAGCACACCAATTCGCGGGTGGTAGTAATTTAACTGGACCTACAGGACCTGTTGGGCCAGAAGGTCTTACCGGCCCAATTGGCCCAGCCGGGGCCGCTAGTGATGTACTAACCCCAGGACCAAAAGGTCCTGACGGGGTTGCTGGTCCAACGGGGAATCGAGGTCCTGACGGGGTTGCTGGTCCAACGGGGAATCAAGGTCCTGACGGGGTTGCTGGTCCAACGGGGAATCAAGGTCCTGACGGGGTTGCTGGTCCAACGGGGGATCAAGGTCCTGACGGGGTTGCTGGGCCGGAAGGTGCCGCAGGTGCCGCAGGTGTTGGAACTGTAACTTATGCAAGAGTACCTGGTACGATTAGCGACAAAATAAGGGCTGGCTTTCTTTTCGACAGGGTCATTTCGCTCACACGCTCCCAAACTGCTGCTGCAATCCAGTTTGGTGGTATATCCGTAACCGGGGTCGGAGGTTCTCTTGTTGTGGGTGGTCTCTTAACTAGTGTAGTAGCTACAACCTCCTCTACAGCTACAGCAACCACCGGGTTTGACATAGGTGGCACAGTTACTGTCAACGGGCCTATCAGCGATGCTGACTTTGGGATCGCTAGGTTCGTAGCAAGAGAGGAGAATCTATCAGATGCTCGCCCCGATTTTGCTTTTGGTCTGGTAACCAGAGCCGCCAGTAATGTCACTTCCAATAGGATTATACCCTCTTCCAACTCCGCCACAGGAAATGGTCGAGTGTGCTTTCAAGGTGACTCAGGGGGAAATATATTTTTCGCCACCGGTGGTAGGTTTATGGCTGACGAAGTTGCCACAGTGAGAACTGACTTGGGTTTACTTTTAGAGAAAAGTTGGCGAAATTACTATATCATCAGCGAAGGCGTGGTCGGTGCAAACCGAAACTATCGTATTATTATCACAGACGGCTACTACCCAGGCGGGACTGTACTCTATAACGAGCTGTTATCTCGTGAAAACTTCGGCTTCCCGTTAACCCCAGCAATCCAGACACTGTCGCCAACCAATGCTGTTAGGTCTGGACTTGAGTTCGGAGCAGCAGACGTGATGATCCTTGCTTAACAGTCTTCCTATACGAACGGGGCGTTTCCCCGGTTTTCCTCGAAAGAGTGCCAGAAATGTCGATGTTATTTGTGCTGAGTCCAGCCATGCTAATTCCTCGTGAAGGAGCAGACGACGACGGACTCCCCCCAGAACTCCCCCCAGGAGCTCCCCCTACTCCCGGCAAAGACCCCGTCTTCACCCAGGATGATGTCAACAAGATTGTTGGCCATAGGCAGAAGACCCTCCGGACTCAATACGAGTCCCTGGAGAAGAACTACCAGTCACTGTTGGAGAAAACCAACTTGACCGAAAACGAACGTAGTGAGCTTCAGTCACACCTCGAACAAGTTCAAACTCAGTTGCGGACGAAAGAACAGCAAATCGCTGTCGATTCAAAGCGAGCCAGTGAGGCACACCAACGCGAGTTGAAAGGTGCAATCGAGGATCGAGACCGTTACCAAACCCTGTTCACCAGATCAACCGTTGAGAGAGCAATCGTTGACGCAGCTACAAAGCACGAAGCTTTCAACCCCACCCAGTTTGTCTCTTTGATCGGAGACAAGGTTCGAGTCTTGGACGAGCTCGACACCGACGGTAACAAGACTGGCCGCATGATTCCAGTCGTGGAAATCGACGAGAAGGACGCAGAGACTGGGCTGTACGTGAAAGTGCGAAAGAGTCCTGAGGAGTTGATCGCCTCCATGAAAGAGGATATTCCGACGTGGGGCAATTTATTTAAGTCAAACGTCGCACGTGGCATCGGCGAAGGACGCGGAGCTGGAGCACAGGGTCGCCTTGACCCAGCAAAAGTTTCAGATGCGGAATACTTTGCAAACCGGGATCTGTATCAAAAGCAACTCGGCATTCGTAAACGTCGCTCGATCTGACCCCAACCACTTTGAAAAATATCGCAGCCCCGTTAACTCGGGGCTGTGTTTGTTTACAGAGTACCATTAGCAACAATGTGAGGTAGCTCAATGCAGAGCAAATGGGGAATACCCATTAGATTCAGGTTCGATCCCTGATCTCACAGCTTCAGTTTGTATTGCTCGGTAGCTCAATAGGTAGAGCAACTGGTTGTTAATCGGTGGGTTGTAGGTTCGAGTCCTACTTGAGCATCTCGGTTCACAAGATTCTTATGAACCAATACCGGGACCCCGGAAGTCGTTTAATCACAATCTGCTCGTAAGGGATTCAAGCGTGAATCGTATCTACAATTGTCTGTTCGTTCTAGCTGCTGCACTAAACCTTCCTCGAAACAACTCGGCTTTGATTCCCGAAGTGTGGAGCCGAGAAGCTCTTGCAACTTTGATGTCAAGCACGATCATGGGAAGTCTCGTCTATCGTGACTTCGAGCCATTGATTGCCAACTTCGGCGACGTAGTCAACACCAGCCGCCCAGCAGACTTCAAGGGCAAGCGAAAGACCGACGCGGACAATGTTGTCACGCAGAATGCGGTCAGCCCCAACATTCGCGTCCCTTTGGATCAACACCTGCACGTTTCGTTTGTCATCAAAGACGGCGAATACAGCAAGGCGTTACCCGACTTGCTCGAACGTTATATGGAACCTGCCGCTCGTGAATTGGCTGAAAAGGTCGACCAAGTGTTGACCGGCCAAGCCGCTCGTTTGGCCGTGAACGCCGTCGGTCGAATGACTGAGATCACCGAGTTGAACGCCGACACGTTCGTGTTGGACGCAGATCAATTCTTGAACGACAACCGGGCTCCTAAGTCGGGCCGTTATCTGGTTTTGTCGAGCCGAGCAAACCGTGCCTGCTTGGGTGCTGAATTGTTCGTGTCGGCTGAAAAGCGGGGCGATGAAGGCTCCGCTCTTCGTGAAGCCAGCCTTGGCCGAGTTTATGGCTTCGACGGATTCATGGACCAGAACGTTAACAACGTTCGTGCTGACCTGGACGACTCGGAAACCGCCGCGATCACCGGAGCTCACCCAGTCGGTTACGCTGGCACGATCCCAACTTCGTTGACCACTACGACCACGATCGTTGGCAGCTATGTCCGCATCCCTGGTCACACTCGGGTTTACCGAACCACCGTCGTTACTGACAACTCTGGTGACGCAACCATCACCTTGGACGCACCCCTGGAGAAGGCCGTTTCCGCAGCCGCTGTGATTGTTGGAACTCGTGTTGGTGCTGTCGACGTTGCTGTTAGCTACTTGCTTGGGCACGTCCAAGACATTACGGTTGACGGTCACGCTTCGGGCCGTGGACCACAAGTTGGCCAGACTGTGACTTTCGGAGTTGGTGGTGCATCACACATCTACAACATCATCGACGTTACCGTAACTTCGGCTACGGTCTCGCAGATCATGCTGGACCGTCCGTTGGAAGCAGTCGTTGCCGACAACGCGGTAGTTTACTACGGTGTGGCCGGTAACAAGAACTTGGCCTTCACCCGCGACTCGATCGCCTTGGTCACTCGTCCGCTGTCACTTCCGCCAGACGGTTCGGGAGCACGGGCTGCTGTGACCAGCTTCGACGGCTTGTCGATGCGAGTGGTTATGACCTATGACGGTGTCGCCCAAGGTACGCGAGTCACCTTCGACTTGCTCTGCGGTGTCGCAATCCTGGACACTCGACAAGCAGTCGTTGTTTACGGTTGAGTTTGATCCCAGTAATTACTGAACGTGAACCCCGGCCTGGCCTGCAAAGCTGGTCTGGGGTTCTTCTAATTGTAGTCTTAGGTTTATTATGAATCGTAATCGTGGAAATAGTCTGGGCGGATTCTTGACGGCTATTCCCGTCGCATTGTCCGCTGGTGTGTCGGCCCCACTCACAGGTTTACCAGGCACCCGGTGGCGTATCTTCACTATTGCCACGCAGCTCTATATGAATTACGACCGGGCAGCGAGTGCCACCACAGTCCCTCTTCCACCTTCGGACGCAATTGAAGTGGGCGATGGCACGTTTGCAGCAAGTCGCATCAATCTGTTTTGTGCAAGTGCCCTTACCGTTTGGGTCGAGTGCTACGAGGTCTGATGATGGAAGTCTCCAGCATGATTGAGCTGGCCAAACAAGTTGGCCCGTACTTTATGATTCTGTCGTTCTTCGTTTACCGGGACTACCGACGCGAAGAACGCCAGGCTGGAGACATCAACAACTTGAACCAGTTCGTCAGGACAAGTCTGGTCCGAGCCCTTAACCGAAACACTCGTGCCATCCGGGACTTGATGAAGTGAGAAACCCCAAGCTCAACACTATAATCCGAAAGGTCGTGTACGGGATCACTCGCAGATGGGGTTCCCCTTGCACCTTTTACCGGATAACGGATTCCGTAACAGACTATGCTACCGGTCTGAAGGATCGCACTGTCAGCTCCCAACAGGTTCGTAATGTTGTTCCGCTCTCGGATTCACAGAGACGAGCAATCTATGAGTCAGGGGCTTACTTACAGAACGGACGACCATTCACGTGGCGTGGCGGTCAAGGTACCGACAACCACACCCGGTTGTTTCTCGTGCTCGGTGAAGACCTGCGAGCTTGGAAGCCGGATATCCACCAGTGGATTGTCTACGAGGGGTTGCAGTATGAGATCTACATGGCAGACCGACTCGGAGACTTTGTTGCTTGGATTCTGAGTACCCGAGCATCCGCCAACGAAAACATAGGCACAGTATTGCAGGTTGAGCAGACTGACCCCTTGAACTTGGAAGAAACGAATGGACCCTAATTTACCCAGATGGGTTCAAGCCTCCATTAGCCTGATCTTTCAGACCGTCGCCACGGCTGAAGCGGTCGAGTTTTTTGTGGAAGGTGTGGACGAGGAGACGCCAGCCGCATTCCAACGTGACAGTATTCTGTTGAGAGTCAACGGCCCCACTACTTTACGCAGTCAGTCTGACAGTTACAGTATTCAAATACAGATAGTGATAACTACACTGTCGACCCAGAAAGTCAACAGTTATGATCATTTCCAGCGATGCGGTGTACTAGCTTCAAAGCTTGAAGAGTCATTGCCGATTAACCGGTACGGCAATGGCAATAGTTTGGTAGGTTGTCTGTCTCCTGATAGGGGAAGCCGGGACATTGTTAAAATTACCCATTTTGGGCAGGTCGATGATGCGGTCAAGGTCCGCCAGTCTGCTGTGCTCGCAAACTTTGAACTCCATCTTTGAGGGTTAGTGATCCATGGCACGTATCGAACTTCGTAACACCAAAGTCTACATCGAAGACGGCTTTGCTGGCACCGCCCTTGTCAACAACGCTGCTAATTATGTAGCTGCTGACGTCACAATGTTGATTGACAGTCAGGTAACCAACTCCGTACCAAGTACCGTCGTTCCAGTTGGGGCTCGGTTCGTCATTGGTGCGGTCACGCACACTGTGACCGCAAAGCTTCCGGCTGATAACACTGGACCTACCACGTCCATCACCTTCTCCCCTCCATTGGCAGGCGCAGTTGCTGATAATGATGAAATCACTTTCATCAGCCAGCGGCTGGAAATCAAGATCGGCGAGGGCGACATTTCTTGGACCGAAGCACGCGAGTTCATTTATGACCTCGATCGTGATAGGTTGGATACCGTACGCCAGGGTGCTGACCAACCTGTGTCGGCGGAAATGTCGTTCACCTATGAATGGGTGAAGAGTCAGAGCGGCCAACCAATGACTCCAGTCGAAGCACTGAAGGGCATCGGCCCTGCTTCCCAATGGGTGTCGTCCAGTGCTGACTTGTGCGAGCCTTACGCTGTCAACATTCGCGTCCGACATTGCCCTCCTTGCGGTGGGGCACAAGATGAAGACGTGGTGTTCCCAGACTTCCGTTGGGAATCACTCGACTTCTCCCTGGCTGACGCATCCATCTCTGTGAGTGGTCAGTGCAACGTAACAGAAGTCGAATCTGCTCGTGCTGATCTCTGCTGAGATTAAGTGAAGTTTCAACCCCATGGACTTTCCATGGGGTCCACCCCCTGAACCGGAGTTTAATTGTGAAGATTGCAGGACGTGTCATTGATGCACCTTGCTCGGAGATCCTTGTCTTACCCAGGATCGACGGGGACATTGTCATCAAGGCCAACGCCGTTATTTCCATGGATGAGTTCTACGCTTTGTGCCCTCCCCCCACTGCACCAATCGTGATGCACGCTGGCGGTAAGTTCGAGCCGGACACAACCGATTCATGGTTTAAGAAGGCCGACAAGGAACATTCGGAGCGAAGGTTTCACTACATCTGTTTGACCAGCCTGCTTAGCAGTCTGATCGAGTGGGACACAGTTTCGATGGACAAGCCTGAGACGTGGCAGAATTGGCAGGGTGACTTACGCTCGTCCGGATTCAACAGTGTTGAGGTTGACCGCATCATCAATTGCATCTTACAAGCCAACTCTCTCGACGAGCAGAAGCTGAAGGATGCACGCGAGGCTTTTCTACGTGGTCAGGGGAACAATCCGGTAAAACCCTCTGGCCAAGATACAGAACAGCCGAGTACGTGATCTGGGGGGCGTGTGAACGCTTGGGGGTCCTACCTCCTGGCGTCAAGCAGGCATGGGACGATTGCGACGTCAGAACTCAAGCCATGATGTTGGCATACTGTCAGACAAGAGATCATGATGAAGTTCCGAACCAAGTTTCGAACAGTCGAGCTAAATCTTCCAAAAGAAGTGGCGGCAATCGAAAAGGTTCTTGAGCAGGCAAACCTTACAGCCGCTTCCCTGTGGCTGGGGGTGGTCACCTCGATCGTTCCCGTTTGGTCTTCAGCTTCCCACGCAACATTCGCAAAGCTGGCTTCCGCAGTCGGCTTCACGTTACGCCCTGTGGCCAAACCTTCAGCCCCCGACCGCTACGTTCTTGGCTTCCTTTCTAGCCAGGGTGGATTACAGAAGGCGAGACCGGGATCACACCGGTTCTTTTATTCAACCAAGTTGTCCTACTTGGCCTTCAACAATGACAACATTGCAGTCCCTGGAGTTGGTGGCGTTCGTTGGGGTTTGAAGGCCCCGACCCCCTACAAGTTCGTTGAGGCTGGACAGAATACCTTTGAGAACTTCGCTAAAACTGTGCGGTTACCAAACCCAGTTTACACAACAAGATCGATCTAATGGCAGACATTGTACAGGTACTCGGATTCGAAGCTACGCAAGCTATAGCGACTCTGGGCCGATTGAAGAACGCACTCGACCAGGTCAACAGGTCGCTTAGCACCTTCGTACAAGTCTCCCAGGCCTTGAAGGTTGGCACAGGCCCACTGAACCAGGCAGCAATCGCAGCCCAGAATCTCGCCAACGCAGCTACTGCCGCACAATCCAGACTAACAGCCCTTGGGGCTTCCGGTGCTGCTGCTGGCAACCAGGTCACCCTATCTTGGGAAACTGTGGGCCGTGTTCTCCAAACCCAGGTGCTTGTTCGTGGGCTCAGCGAATCGATTAGGTTATTCCAAGAAGCTGGCGTAGCCGCATCTGAGTTCCAAATCAAGATAGCCCAGATATCAAACATTGCCTCAGGGCCGGGCTCCGATATTGACTCCCTAAGTGAATCGGTGAGGAAGCTGTCTATCGAGTTGGGACGTCCACTCCCTGAAGTAAGCGGTGCAGTTTACGAAGCCCTACAGAACGACCTTGGAACAACTGCTGAGACGTTCGAGATTCTGCGTACGTCCGCCAACGAGCTGGCCCGAGTGACGGGTGGCGATCTTGGGCAAGCCGTTAACGCCCTCAGCTCGGCCATTAAATCATACAACATGACAGTGGAGGAATCCACGGGATTGGGTGATAAGTTCTTCGCTGCAATTGATAAGGGACGAATCACCCTAGAGGAACTGGAGAGTAGCCTTGGTACAATCCTACCTCTCGCCCGTGAAGCAGGGGTCAGCTTCGACGAAGCGTTGGCAGCATTCACCTCTATTACTCGATCTGGTACGACCGCCAGCGTTGCAATCACCCAGGTAAGAAACATTCTTCAGAAGGTAATCAAGCCAACCGAGGAAGCACAGAAGGTTTTGAGGGAACTTGGTTTCAGGTCATTCCCTGAACTTATCAAGCAATCTGGCGGACTTGTCCCGGCACTCACTAAAGTCTTCAACGCAATCGAGCGTGACCCTGAGAAGCTGGCCAAGGTGTTTAACACAATCCGAGGTAACCTCGGTGCATTAAACTTGCTTGCTGACGATACAAAAGAGTTCGCTTCTGTTTTTGATGCGATCCAGAATAGTGCCGGGAGAGCAGCAGAGGGTGTAGCAAGGATTGATGGAACCAACGCACGTAAGGCTGAAAAGGTATTCAACGAGCTCGATGTTATTCTCACAGAGCTTGGAGACTCCACGCTTGAGTTAACAGAAAACTTGGCTGGTTTGTTTCTTGGGTTCATCAAGGATGCGGATAAAGTCAAGCTGCTTCTTACTACTTTTGCCGTAGGCATTGGTAGTATGGGGGCTGTTGCTATATCGAGTTCACTCGGAGTCAACACACTGGCCCTGTCTGTTGCTAGATTAAAGCTCGCACTTATTGGAGTTGCTCCAGCAATCGCCGGGATCGCCGCATTCTTCATTGCCCGAGAAATTATTCAAACCGCCCAAGGGATGGACCAAGCAGCCGTCGCTGCTGAGAACTTACGTAGGGCTCTGGTACGGACAGAGCAAACGGAGATTCTGTCAGACGCTACTGTAAGAGTTCAGGCGTTCACGCGGGCATTCAATGAATCCGGGAAGTCTGTAAGTGCCGCACTTGACGGGGTGTCTACATCCTTCAACAAGATCATCTTTTCCGCTGAGGATGCAAACAACCGAATCCTTGAGAGCAGCCAAAGCATTCGCTCAAGGTTCGCTGCTGGTGCAGAATCTATTCTGTCCGCCGTTGATACGAGTATATCAGACATTGCAAAGCGTATTGAGGGCTCGGAGAAAGCCGCAAGTGACGGCCTTAGAGACCTGGCTGATTTCGACTTTGAGCGTGGGATCAAGGGTGTGAGTGCTCAGGCTGAGGCTACGGCCAGGCTTGCAAGAGCTGACGAGCAGGCACAGAGGGCCAGGTCGGCTAGGTTGACCTCGTCTATATCCGCTGAATCTCAAGAGAGGGCAGCTATAGAAGAAAAGTACGCAATCCAACTTGCTAAGGAAGCACAGTTAGCTGCGGAGAAAACGAAGAACCGAACCTTTCAAGAGAGGGCTGAAAACTTAGTACGTGAAGCCTTGGTGGGGAGGATTGCTGGAGAGCAGAAGGCAGCCACTGCTTTAAGCAAGTTCAACCAACAGCAGGCCCGAGATCGAGAACTTCTACTCATCAAAGAGAAGACCAACCTAGAAAACCTTGCTGCTGAGCTTGAAGGGTTACGCAACCGGTTTAACAACGATGGAACTCCACGAACTTTGGAGGAGGTGAAGGTAAACGAATCTCTTGCTCTCGACGTAGAGAAAAGACTGGTTGAGGGTGTTAATAGGTTCAAGAACAATAAAGTAATCAAAGACCTCGGATTGACGGGACTTGCCACCCAAGTATCCTCGGAATTGCAGAGGGGTATTGAAACTACTAAAGTCCGTTGGAACATACTTGCAGACCAATTGCAAGCCGCACTATCTGGGCGTCAATTCGACGCAACTGTGAACCTCGCCCAACAAACCTCGCGACCCTCCAGCAGCCCAGCGGTAACGGAAGCACTTTCTTCTGACAAGCGGGCCAATCCTGCCGAGGAACTTTCTCGGCAAAGGGACGCCCTCCTAAAGATCGTGGAACTCGGCAGACAGAACAATGCAATCCTTGAGCAGGGCAGGGTTTTCCTAGATAGCTATAACCAAGGTTTGCAGAATGTCTTGGCCGCAGCCAATGGGTTTAGTATCAATCCAGTTAGAGGGATCGGTGTCCTACTGGGCATAATCGAAGATACGCCTGCGGGTGCCGCGCGTTTGACCGAGAAGATCAAGCTGTTGAACACAGAAATCAACCAGGCACCAACAGAGAAGTATGGCCAACTGTTTGCCCAGATCAATGCTATCTCGAAGGAACTCGCAAACACTCCGCTGTCGTCTGGAAGCACGGAAGCACTTAACGAGGCTCTCGACCAGACTGCTCTGAAACTCAAAACTTTGATACAGCAGCAGGAGCTCCTGACTAAGCCGGGCAGCTCTGACGCAGACGCAGCCGCCCAGCGGATCAAAGAGATTGACGCAAGCATCCTGGCCCTGCCCCCCATTGATCCGAAAGTGAGCTTGAAGCCATTCGATGATATGGATCGCAAACTTACCCAGTCAAACACCAGTGCCCAGAAAGTTTCCACCCAAATCGGAACTAACATCACCGGGTCAGCAGGTACAGCAACCAGGTCCGTATCTGGCCTGGAACGCCAGACAGCAGCAGCAGGAAGGGCCGCAGTCGTCGCTGCACAGCAATATGCCGCAATGGCTCGTGCCGCAGCAGCCGCCAGACAGGCTGGTTCTGCACAGAATGCTTACACGGGAGGGAAGGTCACCTACAGAAATGCAGGGGGTCCACTCACCCGTGGCATGGACAGCAAACTGGTTGCTATGCAGCCAGGCGAAATGGTAATCAACAAGCGACAATCCAGCAACTTCTTCTCGCAGTTGCAGTCGATAAATGCTGGCCAGTCGCCCGCCTTCCGCAACACTGGCGGATCGGTTACCAACGTCGGTGATATAAACGTTAGCGTAAAATCTGAAGGGTCAGTCTCTGCAAAGACTGGCCGAGACATTGCACAATCCTTACGCCGTGAGTTGCGGCGGGGCACTTCCTCGTTAGGTTGATTATGAATAATTTGAAGTTGAAAGGCCAGTGGAAGGCCCAGCTAGTCAGAGATAGTAAAGTCATCGGAGAGTATGACTTTCCAAACGGCATTGTCAATGTTGGCTTGAACTACTTATTGGATGCCTCATTCAACGGTGGTTCTGCTGTCTCTACGTGGTACATTGGTCTCATTAACAATGCTGGCTTCACCGCATTGAACAACGCAGACACGATGGCCAGTCACTCAGGTTGGGTAGAGACTGACGATTACACAGAAGGAACTCGCCCCGAGTGGACCTCTGGGGCCGCATCATCGCGTGCGGTTACAAACTCTGCAACGGTTGACTTCTCGATCGATGCTACGGTTACCATTCGTGGCATCTTCATCACCAGCAACAACACCAAGTCAGGAACGACGGGTACGTTGTGGAGCACAGGAAACTTCCTCAGCAACGTTAGTGCGGCGAACGGCGATACTCTCCGGGTCACTTACACTTTGAGCGGCTGATGTCGATTGTTCATATCGAAGGGTTTGAAACAATGGGTCCAACCTCAGCCACCTCGGCTGAGGTTCGCACCCGTTTGGCAGAGCGGTACACTACCAACTTGGGGTCTGTCCCTGTCCTGCTGGTTACTGACTTTGCTGGCACACACAAAGCCTTGCGGCTTCCCTCCAGCTTTACCCCCAGTGTCTACGTTGCCTTTGAATTACCCGCAGCCATGCAGGTAAACACCGGTGGTGGTTCGTCCGCCGCCGAAGCAATGATCTTTCATGTGAGGGTAAAGCTTCCAGCATCCTTATCTAGCCCTCACTCACTGATCCGGTTTTCCTCGGATAATGCCACCACTACCCTTCTCGACCTGGTTATATCTACTAACTGTCAGAATATCTCCCAAGAGCGTTTAGGTAGTGCTCGTGGGACGGCAACAGGGGTCCTTACCCCTTCAGCCTGGAATGTTATTGAGTGGGAGTTTAAGCCTCGCACAAACGCAAACGGTGGCTACGGGATAGTTCGAGTAAATGGCACCCAAGTAATCAACCACACTACGGATGACTTCGCTTTCGGGGCAAACAATAGGCCCTCCTGGGGCATCCGGCTAGCTACTGTTTTTGGTACGGCTGGAGCTGGCGATTTCGAGTTTGATGATATCTACATCATGGACCGGAATGTCACCCCCAACAATGCCTCGTTGGGAGGTGTGCGTGTGCGACCATCCTTTCCAAACGCAGACACAGCAGAAAAGGATTGGACTCCTGACACCGGTAGTGTGAACTTTAGCCGAGTGAGCGACCCATACGGTGCTGGCTATGTAGAGACCGACGTTGATGCCAACCTTGACCGCTATGGCCTGGAAAATGCACCCGCAGACTCGGTGATTCATGCTGTAAAGGTGGAGGCTCGTGCAATCAATTCAACATCTGGCTCCCCTGATCTAGTATTTGGTTTACATAATACTACTACCGTGGAACGAACTGTTGTTGTAAGCAACACTGCTACTACTGACGTATTCTCCACAATAGTTAACGAGAAGCCGGGCGGCGGTGCATGGACGGAAGCTGACTTCAATTCTACGGAAGCATCCATTCGTTTCGAGGCTTGATAAGTGCCCACTATTCGAGTCCGTGACTTCAACGCCCAGATTCTTTTTAGTCCTGGGATATACCTCCGGGGTATCGACCAATCCCTGGACTTGCTTGAGGAAACCTACAGACCCACGATACAGGTTGAGTCTTTCGCCCTTGAGCTACTGTTAGCCTACACTCCCCCAGTCAGTGGCGAGGAAGTGGCACAACCCCTCCTGCTCCAGGAATTGATTGTTGACTTCCTGGCAATTGGCGACCGCACGGTTATCGACGACACCCTGAACTTTGTTGAAGAGTTCAAAGTGTTTGGTTTGGAAGGGGTCTCCGATGGGCTTGACCTTCAAGAGCTGATTGGCATAATCGGACCCATCTATCAAACGGTAGCCCAGCCACTGAACCTTGTGGAAACCATTGTTGGCAACGTGGGAGTACCTTGGGCTCCGGTTGTAGTTTCCCAAGTTCTGTTTTTAAACCAGTTTGCCTCCAACCTCAGCCCACTATCAATTTCCCAAGTTTTGCTCCTGGTGGATTCCGCAGAGCGGATGACGATCGCGGAAGACTTCCTCTTCCTTGTCCAGACCATTAAGGCCGGTAAAGGTAGGACAATCTCCCAGCTCCTCGGAATCTCGGATTCGCATGAAACCAATGCTAGTCTAAGCCGACCACTGGTTCAAACCCTGGGCGTCAATCAGTTTGTGGCCTACTTTATTGAATCCCCTTGCGGAAAGAAAACCAACAACCGGTTCGACGGGGAAGGTGCGATTCCTCCGAATCCGAAGCGGATCAAGTACGACTCTCGCCTAATCCTCGCCACGGCAACTCAGTCCGTGAGCTTGCGGAATCCCGAAACGGACGACCGAGGTAGGTTTGCGTTCCAACGGATCAACCGGGAAACCTTGGGCGGTACCCTGGACATTTATGCTGATGAAGGCTGGGACCAATCCACAACCCTGCTGTTCTCGGTGGTGGCGATCAAGGCCGCCCTGCTGGATACCCTCCAGCAGTTCCTGGAAGACACTGTAGGCGAGGAAATCGTTCTGCACGACTGGGAAGGCGTGAACTGGCGTGGCGTCGTTACAACGCCATCTGAGAGTGCTGTAGAGGATGGGGAGGGTTATTGGACACTGGCCTTCGAGTTTGTCGGAGTACGAGAGCCAGGTGAAGTGCCACACACCACACTTGCCCTGACCGGGACTATCGGGCTGCAAGCCGATTACGTCCGGACCCTGAGCCAGGAGCTTGGTTTATCTGAGGATATCTACGTTGCTGGGCCTATCTTCGTGACAGTATTCGAACAGATTCCTTTCCAAGAGGGTGTTTGATGTTTCGACTTGAAGGGCCTTACCCCCAAATCTCAACAATTATTCTACTGCCATCCCCTCGAATGTCAAACGTTGAAGCCATCAAGGCTACGGTTGACGTTCAACGCTACATGGACGGAACAGTCAGAACATACATCCGACGCAGGCCAGGACGAAAGAAACATTTATTTGAGTTCTTGGTGACGATTGACAAGGCCGAGGAGATTGAAGGCTTCGTTAAGAGATACCCTGGAAGGCGAATCCGGGCGATCTGGAGAGAAACAATCCTGGGGTTTATGATCCTAAACCCAGTGGAGAAAGCAGGCCAGGACGGCGGGTCCTATATCATGAACCTGGAGATCGAAGAGTGAAGACAATTCCAACAGCAGTACGCGGTGTGCTCGAAAGGCGAACCGCTATTGAAACTGTCATCTTCATTGGGATCGAGTGGACACCTGGAAATGAAGTCTTCTACTCGTCCCACCCAATTGACGGGATGCGGAACAACTTGCTATCATTGGGCGGTCTCGAAACATTCGCTCGCCTTGATGGGTCAGGGGCGAATCAATCAGCCCAAGTTATACTCTCCGACACTAGCGGCGAGCTCAAACACATTACATCCACGTTGGACATTCATAAGGTTCCTGCGAGGGTCTACTTATCCTTCGCGGACATTCCACCCACGGAGAGAGTGCTTCTGCTGGACGGACAGATCAACAGCCCGATGGTATGGGCGGAAGGGGACAGGACGTTATCCTTCAACATCTTGACACGGATTGAGTCAAGCGAGGTTGGATTCTCGATTCAGGATGGATTCTTTCCGGAGGGAGACCAGCAGCAACGGAGTGCTGTCTGGCCCATCCGGTTTGGTACAACGTGTGCCTACCCAACACTAAGGTTGACAAACCCAGTGAAAGGTTTTCTCGGGGAGAGTCAAGGCGTACTGGACCCAACAATCGACCTGCGTATTTGTCAACTCCAGAAAGTTGATTGCCCGCAGATAGAAGTTGAAACCAGCCGGTCTACAGTTTCGAGAATGACTCCCACAGCAGGACGTGAGTTGTTGATGTTGAATCCGCAACTGTACCTCCCAGGTCAGCCCCTGCCTGACTTTCTCGGTGTGACTTGGTTACCAGTTTATTTCCCCGACCGACCCGCAGGATTCTGGCCAATGCGGGATGGTGACCAGATCGCTGGCTTGCCATCAATCTATTCAGCCACGGTACCGCCTGGTGTAACTCCACTAGAACCAGCTTCAAGGGCACTGTATATAGCGAGGGTTGACCCCGCGTGTGCGAGGAGCAAGTTTGCCGAAACGTGTCAACTTTTGAGAGATAAGGCCAGCCAGGAGAAGTATGTCAAGAAGGTATTTGTTGTCAAGGGTGGCACAAACTTCCCCCAAGATCGCATGATAAGGATTCGCATTAAGGAAGCGGTTTTCACAGGGATCATGGTGGGAGATACGTTCTACGTTCACTCAGTAGTTCACCCAGAATTAGAGAAGCTGGCTGGCCGGATATGCCGACCCAATAGCCCGGCGGCTGTTGGATTTAGGTCGTCCATCCCACTACCTAGTTCTATTGAAGCGTGTTCTACTCCGACCAAAACCTTTGAGCCGTTCGTTGTGGGGGGAGCCACTGAGGCGTGGAGAGAGGTAAGGGATACGCCCAACGGAAAGTTCCTCTTCCTCCCAAGTGGAACTGAGGTTATGCTGGATGATAGTTCACAGCAAGTGCATATCGTAAGCACGATTCCAGGGACGGTCACACAAGTTCTTGCGTACAGAACCTTTGCAGACACACAAGTCTTAACTATAGTTCCGGTCGACTATTACGATATTTCGACAACAAACTTTGGGGCCTTCACGGTCACCGAGTTACGATTGAATCGCCCACTCTCGACAATTCAAGGGGAGAACTGGTCAGACGAAATCTTCACTTCTTTCGTGTCTTCAGTAGGTCCAAACCCCGTAGATGCGATCGAATGGATCATCAATAACTATACTGGACTAACAGTCGACGCCGCCTCTTTCGCGTCAGTCCGCCCCAAGCTTGTGAGATACCCTGCCAACTTTGTCCTGACTTCTAAAGCAGATGCAATCAGTCTTATTACTGACATTGCCCGGCAAGCACGGTGTGCTGTGACCCTTAGTGGTAACAAAGTTTCTCTAATCTATTTGAGCGAGGAGCCCGTCACCAGCCGCTTCATCCGAAGGTCTGATATTGAGGTTGGGTCTTTCATTGTTGCAATGTCAGAGACGGAACAGATAAAGACCAAACATACAGCAACGATCCGCGAGTCTGGGACCCCACTCGTTGACTCTGACCCAGGAGAAATAACCGTCGAGGTAGTCAACGAGTCAATTAGAAAGTATGGGGTTTCGGAGAAGCGGGAGAACTACTTCACTATATCCAACATGCAGCAAGCATTGAAGACTGCAACCTTTTGGTCAATCCGTGAAGGTAACACTTGGAAGCGTATTGAGTTTCTGACCACGCTACAGCAGATTGACTTCGATGCGTTTGATGCATTCATCATTGATATCCCGCAGTTCCCGCAAGTTAAGTGTGTGGTAGAATCGAGTCAACTACAGGGTGACCGGGTCAGAATCGTTGCCTGGACTCCGGTTCTTGCTGGGACAGACGAGGCTTACCTTTGGGCGTGGCCTGCGGGACAACCTGCTGGCCTACGGTATCCACGACCTAGTATCGACGTTCAACCAATAGGACCCATCATTACTGTCCCTGACGGTCACCCACTGTCCGGATTTTTAGGGGCCCCTAAATTGATTACAACGTACGGAGACAGTTCACCTAGCGATCTCAACGACGTAACTCCAACAACGGTGTGCCGCAACCCGACAGACTCCGGGTTGATTGATGATATTCAACCGCAGTTCGATAAGTTCGCATCGGATCAATTCTCCACCCGCTTTGCAGACCTCGCAGACAGGGCTGAAGAGATCGAGGCAGAAGGTTTAAGCTATAGCTTCAAAGAAGACAAAGAAAATAAGGGCTGTGCTGGGACGGGTTCTGGCTTAGGAAGCTTGACGTGTTACTATGAAGTCCGACTGAATTACATAACACCCAACTTAGTTACTTCTACACGAGTTGACGGGGTGGGTGGGGGTTGTGCTGGGCCATGTACCGGAGCACGCGGATCAAGGGGGAGAGCCTGTAACGGTGCGTGGGATGAGGTCTGCCATTCATTCGGCTCCTTCTCCATAGCCCAGTATTTTGCCGCGATCAAGAGAGCAGAAGGGCAAGCACTGTTTGATAACTGCGGTCACTTCAACGGCAAGCGTGACCTCTTTGCTGCATCCTCTGTTATTGGCCCGTCCATATCACCAAACTCAACTGGTGGTGCTCGGTGTGAGAAGGGTGGTGAAGATTCTGAAGGACCTCAAGAGGAAGTTTACGCTCCAAAGGCTATATGATGATAGACTGCAAGAAAAGACAACGTGAGTTTCTCAACTCGGAGCTCCAGCATAGGTGCTTGGAGCCGCGAGCTTCCACGAATCTACAGGTTGTGTCCGAATCGACGTGTGAGAACTGCCCGATCTACAGACCGAATCGGCTTCCAGTGATCAATGACTCCCACTTTCCTCCATGCCACTTCCGGAGCACCTATGGAGGTACAGTATGTCAGGCATCTGGGCTGCCCACGACGCTCGACGGCTGTAACAAGTGCGTGAAGCTGGTATCCGACGAATCCGTGACCCTTCTGGGGAAGGTGGGCGGCTATGCTGAGGCTGTCAGGAGGTGGGTGGCAAACGGACGGCCAACCAGGAGCCCAGAAGAGACCAAAGAGATCTTCGACAACCATTGTTCGAAGTGCCGACTATATGATACCGAATCGAAATCCTGCAACTCATGCGGGTGTGCAGTCTCTGACAAAGGGTTTGCACTTACTAACAAAATCAAAATGAAGACGGAGTCCTGCCCTCTCGGGCAATGGTAAATTATGTTTGACTGGCTGTCCCAGATCTTCCAAACGTTTGGCTTGATCTTCCCTCGCCTAGTAAAGATTCGCTCAACCGACCGGGGAGTTAAATGGCCACGCTGTAAGGCGGCGATCATGCTTTCTCCTGGCCTGCATATCTACTGGCCAGTGGTCACAGAGCTGGAAATCGTGACAGTTGTTAGGCAGACCATTGACCACAAACCCCAGACGATTACGCTAAGGGATGGCACGACGATCTGCATTCGTGCTGTGTCAGTCTGGAGGATAGTAGACGCTGTTAAAGTCTGGACCGAGAACTGGGACATCTCAAACACGGTAGATGACCTAGCTACAGCCAGCTTGGTCGACATTCTATCTTGTGTCACGAAAGAGCAGTTGTACCCTATCACAGTAATCAACAGCCTAGCAACTCTCGAAAGTCGAAAGTTGCTGGCACCTTACGGGGTCGAGATTGAATCAACCAAGCTGGTTGAGTGTTCCGTGTGTAGATCAATTCGTTTGATTAACAATTAAAACGTTACGTCCCGTTAAGTTTGACAGCTCAGCGTTGCTGGAGATCACTGTCTCTCCAGTAAAATTGCAGTCGTCTAACATAGCCGTCCCACAAATCTTTCCCTTGCCACGGAAAGAACAACGCAGCATTGAGACTCCGCTTTGTATCCGAATATCGCCGTCCAACTTTGTTCTGGCAAGTACAACGTGGCCGTCGATTGCAGTGTTGCCGGAAATACTACACCTATGGCTTACAGCAGACTTACCAGACAGACAAGAATCTCCACTGACTTTTGAGTTTGCTACAGAAGCAAACCCTCCTACCGTGGCATTACCACTAATAACAGACTCGCCGCTGACAGTGGCACTGCCAAACACGAACGCTTTGTCCATGACAACCGAAGGGGCAAGGACCGCTGAGTCCCCCACCTCGCTAAGGTTTGCTCTGGATTCGATCCATCCTCCTATAACCCCGTTGGCGAACTGAACTTGTTGGACAGTTCGCCCCAACACTTTCTTAGTTTTGCCGGTAAAAGTATATCTCATGGTTCGTATTTGCCCTACTTGTAAAGAAAGAGTGGTGCCGATTGTGTCAGCACCACTGGGGATAGTGTTTCGTAACATGCGAGAAAGATCAGATCATCGTGCAAAGCTCACGGTAAACGTCGATAGTGGTCAACACGTCACCGAGAGCATCATGGCTTCGGGGAGTGGTGATCCCCAAACGCTTGGCCATGATCCCAAGCTGGAGCCGAGCGAAGGGTAAGTTCTGGCACCGCATCGCTGCGACGTCATTAAGGAACGCCCCTACTGTCATTGTGTCCCTAGCCGGGATAGCAAACATTTCCTCAAAGGCTGGGTCAGTCAGCAGCACTCGGATAAAAGGTTCATCGAACTTTCCGTTGTGCCACAAAGGTTGCAGCCGGTATCCAGACGGCAGATCCAGGGAAGCGTACCATTCATGAAACTGATGTTCAACAGTTTCACGGGGTGGGTAGGCGTCCAGAATCTGGTGTGTAAGTCCGGTTGCGTTCAGTGCATGAACGTTAATCAACTCAGGGCGTTCCGGGCGTATCCCACTATAGAACGGCTTCCCGGAGAAGGGGCGTAAGTCAGCAGTCACGGGGACAAAAGCGATCTGAATGACCTCGTGGTGCCCACACACAAGGCCGGTCGTTTCAACGTCAATCCCGCAGAGGATTGACTTACCTTGGGAGATAAGGCCAGGGATCATTTTAACACCGCCATTGCACTACGGATGGTCTTCCCACTACGTCTCATGGATGCCCTTGCAGCCACTATGTTAGTATCTGCAAAGACGGACGGACTTTCACTTGGAGTCCCGTCTTGGTCTATGACCGAATATAGATGATTCAGTCTCCCGGCACAACACAAGTTATCAAATCTACAGTAGCCCCTCTTGAAGCTCGAATCCAACTTCTCCATCTGTGCTTCTGTTACATGATACCGCCACCTCCCGACCCCACCAGCAGTACCTTCAATAAACTCAGGAGCCGTCGGAGCCGTCGGAGCCGTCGGAGCCGTCGGAGCCGTCGGAGCCGTCGGAGCCGTCGGAGCCGTCGGAGTCTCGTACTTCTCGATAAGGGTGGCCACCTTTTCATTGAGGATTCCCTGGATCTGGATTCCGTTGGGCGGACGGTCATCGTTGGCACAGTCGTGCAAGATTGCATCTCGCAGCACAACCAATGAAGCGATGGCCTTCGTGATATGGTGGAGCCCCGAATCCGGGTCAATGTCTTCTCCGACGATGTACGAGGAGATATGGCGAATGGCAGCGTCAGTGTAGACGCAGACGTTCACGTTCGTGTGCCGCCAATTGTAGCGTCCATACTTCAACTTACCCTCAGTCAGGGCACAGGCTACTTCCAGTACCACCTCGATCGGGCAATTCGACACGCAGACTTTTGCTTGACCGACTTTATCTTTTGGGTTCATACTGCTGGACTTTGTGGTGTGTAGGGGAAAGGGACTAAATCGAATCTTCATAGACGGGGTCTAAGTCGAGATCATCATCAAGGCGACAAATGTCGACGAAGGCGTCAGGGTCACCGCTGATGGCTACCAAAGCTGTCTCCTCAATTGGAGTTGGCTTCTCAATAGAAACGTGGGACGCAAGAATCGTCTTGCCCGAGCGAACTGTGATGTTGTACATTTTTAACTTGATCAGGTTTGGAAAGTTCGGTAACAACCGCTTGAAGGTTAGCCAGAAGCTGCTTAGCTTCTTCGTGTGAGTAGATGGCGGAAAACACTCTACCACTATTTAAGACAAGGACTACCTCACGGTAGTCCATAAGTTGACGCACTTCAATGGAGAACATATCGGATTTCGATCGGCTGAAGTTTCTCAATATGACACTCCGCTTCATCGAGGTCAGCAAAGTAGATGGTCTGCCCCCCGATGGTAATCTCGCCACTTTTCTTGGTTACAATCTGGGGCATTTTAATCTTCCGGACAGAGGTTGGTTGCTGGTCTTCCAAAAGTATAACCTAGCTCAACCCGGTGTCCAGCACAAAGTTTTGCCATTCTCCAAATTAAAGGTGCCGCCTACTCTCCCTTTGCTCTTGTCGCTGGCAAGCCGGACGTTACCGAACGACTGTTCCTTTGTTTTGCCGACATAACCTATCACGTAGCGGTCACTCCGGACCTTAACTTCGCCCGTGAATGCTCCAACACTGACAGCCTTGACGCCATCCTCGTTGCACAAGTCAACGTATTGCAAGTAGAGTTCTTTGATGGATACGCTATCTCCTGGTGACGAGACCAGCAGCTTAGCACACGCCCGCATGACCGGAGTCATTGCTTCGGAAAGCATACAGCTTTTGGCCTCAGTCATAATGGTGGGGATTCGCATCCGGTCGCATGGGTCTCCCAGCTTAGTGTTCAGCAAGGTCCGAAGGAAAGACGGGACTTCAGCCCGCAGACTTTTCTCAAACAACTGCTTGGCCACTGGCACCTTGATGGCTGGCACGTCAATTACGACAATCCGGGTGTCACCATCCTCAAGCGGCATGTTAGAGGTGCTATTCCCCATCTGCACGAAGTGAAGCATATTCGGTTGGCTGTAAGGGGTGTGATACTTTTGGTGGACTGTCAGAGTCTTTGCGGTCACCCACTCTTTCAACCGGGCGTAGGTTTGTGTCTTCTCTTGAGACAAATCTTTCTCCTCCAGGTAGACCACCACGGCCCGAGCGATCTCGAAATTGTGCCCTGCTGAGCTGCACAAGGCGTTGCCACCATCCTCAACTCCGGAAGTAAACATCACAGAGAGGAGCTCGTGGAAGCTGCTTTTGCCACTGTTCTGAGGGCCGACCATGAACAGGTAGGGAAGTATTTGCTCAGGAGATTGGATAACACTGGCCACCCAAGCCCGTAAATAATCACGACCGCAGGTGATTCCATTGGCTCGACACCAAGCATTCTCTTGGACTCCGTCGTCCAATGACAACCCGATATGTTCAAACACCTTGTCAATAGTTGGGTGATCACCCCCGGAAATGTTTGGTTCTACGGCGAACTGTGGGGCTCGAAAGTTCCACAGGCGTTCCCCCGGATATTCTCCAGCGAATGGTAGGAAAGACAACGTCCACGGGTTATCCATCGCGATTGTCTTGGCTGGAATCGTAAGGTCTCCAAGCTTGTGCTGGACAGACGATGCAATATCCGACCATCCACAATAGTGAATCCAGTCGCTGACGTTCTTCATATACCAACCGAGTGGGTCTCCGTTCGGCGATAGAACGAACCTAAAGGTACAATCGGCAAGTCGGAGCAACCGTTCGTCCGCCTCTGATTTATCGTGCTTTCTTTTAAGCTTCAGCTCATAACCACCGGCACGGCAAACCCAACCCTCAGACGCCGTTGGAGAAACCAAAGAGATACTGTTGTCCCGATTAAAGACCACCTCAGCCTTCTCAGGACAACTTGGGAAAGACTCCCCCAGCAGGGCCTGGAGTTCAACAAGGCCAGCAGCATCAAGCTGGTAGACCCCCCTCTTGACCCCAGTGCTGACTTCGCGAATCGAGGTGAGAGGGCAGACCCCCTCATTTATGTAGGTGTAGTTTGAGGAACCCTCATACTTCCACGTTGGTTCCTGCAACCCATTGCCGAACCGGGTAACTCGAAAGGCACCGCCTCCAACAGGAGTGATGAAACAGTTGGGAGTCATCGGGTCTGCCCCACGACTTGACGTTTCGAAGGAACCGAGAAGAGGCTTCCCACTGGATTGCCTCTCATGGAACACGTTCTCGATAGCTTTGGTGTGGGTGTGGCCCATCCCAATCTCTTCCTTCCAGGAGAAGTAATAGCCTTGCGATGCGATATCCTGTAAAATGCTGCGGTGTTCTTTGGTGACCTTCGACGAATCCCAGTCAACGTTTGCCGTAAAGTTCCTAGACCGCTCAGGGATAACGACGTTCTGGATATCTTTCCAGCCGAGAGTGCCGCCACGTTTCACCAAGCTAAAACTTCGTTCGGTTGACGTGTTCGACCAGAACCAAAACATCGAGCCGACGCAATCAACGTGCTGAGACAATTCGTAACCCAGGTCGGTTTCGATCTTCGCCAGCACTCGCCTGGCGTTGTCTGCGTGCTCGTGGTGCGTTGCTGCGGATGGCAGGTCATCTGCGTTGAAGAAAACGTAAACGTGCAGCCCACGCCCACTGGTGGAGCGTACCATCGTGATATAGGGGAGGGTCGACAGTTGATCCACAAGCAAGTTGAGCTTCTCGGTCGACACAGTTGTCGTTCCCTCAGCATGGCCGTCGGCAACGTCGATATCAAGCCCGACCGCGATTGACTTTCGAGTCTCCCAGTTCCACCAGGTGGTTCCCACTCGGGTAACCCGCTTGGCTGGGTCGAAGGTGATTGTCCAGTCAGCAAAGTAAGGGTCAGTGCCCGCCTTGTGTGGCCAGCGGACGTTAGACCATGCTTCGCCATCCTCCAGCCACTCTCCAGGTCGGTCGCCGCAACTTGTGCCACGGGTGGTCATCAACTGTGTTTCGAGGGCTGGTGACCAAAGAGGGATCAAGAACGGACTCGCGGGCTCGCGAGCTCCCAGGAAGCGACTAATCGCCGTACGGATCTTCATTTCTGCTCCAAAATGTAACGTAATTTGCGGGACTTCCGCTATCATACATCCTGTTCTATTCTTTTACAACTAGTTTTAAACAGAATAAAAGAGAGAGAGAAGAGAGGACCAGGACTTTGCCGCATCCGGTAAAATTGAGTCCGAGAATCCTACGAATCCGTAAATTGCCGAGCGAACCCATGCAGATCTCCATGATTCCCGTATCCGACCTTCGGCCCAGCCCTCTCATTTTGCGACGGGTCGACCGGTCATCGCTCGAATACTTCCAGCTTCGTGAATCAATCGCCGCCGTCGGTTTGCTTCAACCCCTTTTAGTAAGAAATGAAAATGAAGTGGTTGACGGGCTTCATCGCCTAGCTATACTAAAGGAACAGAAAACGATCCTAGCCCCGTGCTTGGTGCGGGATCTGTCAGATGAAGAAGTTTTGCGGGTTCAAATTGCCGCCAACGAGGTCCGCTGTCCAACAGCAATGATCGACTTGGCCAAGCGACTGTGGAGAATCGTGCATGACGATGGAGTCAATGTCAACCAATTGGCACACCAGCTTTCTCGCAGCCCGCATTGGGTCAGAAGCGTGCTCAATTTGAATCGGCTCTGTCCAGAGGCAAAAGCCGCCATGGAAAATAATCAGCTTTCTTTAAAGAAAGCGATTGACCTTGCAAAGCTTCCAATTACAATACAACTAACGGCCTTAACTGAGTCAGACGACGACGTGAAGGGCAGAGTCAGACGATTTCGGTCTGGCGAGACTTTGAAGCGTGTCGAAAATAAATATGATGGAATTAAACCTGCCTTCAGACAGTATCGTGAGGTGTGCGATGAAGTAGACAGTTTACAGAACGCAGGGACCGCCCTGATTACAGCGTCAGCCGTTACAACCCTTGACGGCTGGCGTGAGGCGATACGATGGGTACTACAAATCGATCCTACATCCTTAAGAAAGCGAAAACGAAAATGAGTGAATCCAACAACGGTCTTTCCCTGTTCGGTGAGATCCCCTTCAGTGAGGCCGCTTCATCTATCACCGCACCGGCCAGCGAAGTGCCCTCTTTCTTCCCACGAATCCAGCTATATGGCAAAGGCTCGGCTGTCGACCAAGGCCAAATCAAGCCAGGTCACTATGGAGTTCCGCAAGAGGTCAGCGTGACCGACCTTGGACCCGAGGTCGACGTCATCCCTTTGGCGGTCCTCGACAAAGCATTGGACGTTTCAAACCACGATGCGATTGTGTCAGTCTTCGGGAAGACAAACCCAGTGTACATCGAGATTGCCAACCGCTCGAATGAACCTGACAGCGGCTGCATGTACGGGCCAGTGTTTCTATTGCTGGAACGCTCGACTGGTAAGTTCTTCGAGTTTTTTGCAAATAACAAGTCAGCTCGCCGTGAAGCTGAACGTTTGTTGAACTTTCTGCCAGTTAACGAATCGGCGGCGAAGGTCCTCGGTATCGCCCCCCGCCTTCCGCAGGCTGCTCGTCTGTCGGCGAAATATATCAAGAAACCCCGATTCTCGTGGTTTGCACCGGTTGTTCAGGCCAGCACAGCACAGTTCACGAAACTTCCCGACCTGCCGATCGTGATCCAGAGCGTTCAGCAATTCCTGAAGCAAGCGTTGCCGAAAGAAGTCTCGGCTGAAGATGAAAACCCAGCAGGCAAGGGCAAGGGCAAGGGCAAAGAGGCTGCACGCTGATATTGAGGTATCTTAGTGGGGTGTGGCCTACGTCACACCCCTGGGGAGGTTGCTTAGTTTAATAGGAAAACGTGACTCACAAGGTCAAGACGGAAGTGCGAATCTTCCAGCAGCCATTTTGAAAGTGTATCATGATAAGATTTATATTTGGCATCATCGGGTGGATCATCCTTCTTACGCTGGTCATGGCGGCCACCGCTATTGCAGGATTCCTGGCTAACGTGATTTTAACCTTCGTATCCGATGAACTAATTAGCCGGTACCCGTAATGTTGGCCAGTAGATCGAGCACTAACAACTAAGGTTCGCTCATGATCCAGATTGTGGCGTTCGCGACTTTGCCAGGGGGTGGTCGACCGATGGCTCACCCCCTGGCTGAACTCCACTGCTATCTCGCTATCCAACTCCCATCTTTGGACTGCCTGTCTCCCCTGGCTCGCCTCAGAGTGACTGAGAACGATCTGGGGGTTCTGGCAAGCGGACCCCTGGACTTATGGGTTGGCTCAGTCTATGATGGTTGTCAGCCTAACTCTTCTGACTTCGACATTAAGATCTTCAATCTTTTGCACCAAGAACTTTCAGACTTAGGTGCTCGCCTCCCATTCACGAAACGATTCACACCACAAGGTTTTATACTATGCAGACAACACTAGAGTATGCGGGAAAGAAATACCCCGTATTCCTTTCCAAAGAGGGCAACCAGATTTATCTGGAGCGAGCTGGTTTTGCACTTAAGGATTTGATCAAGACTTTCCGCAATCCACGATGGCAAGGGTTCAAAACCCCAGCGAGGAAATGTTGGGCGATCGAGCACTGCCCGCGTAACCTCTTCCAGCTCCGGTACAGGATGGGCGAGAATGTCTATGATTACTTCGAAAGGCCTTTGGTTGAACTCGACTTCACACGGCCAGTGACCCCGATGCAGGTCGATGCAATCAGGGCCGTTATGACCTATAAATACCAGATTATCGCGGGCGAAATGGGATTAGGCAAGTCGCTGATTGCTATCGAGTGCATCGAGCGAGTGGTCGCTGAACTTGGACGCCCAGGGCTGTTCGTCGGTCCAAAATCTGCTTTGGAGTCAGTCAAGCTTGAGCAAGAAAAGTGGGGGGCCGAACCATTCGTTTTGTCAACTTATGAGTCGCTGCATAAAATTGACTTCATCCCCAGCATTGTTATCTTCGATGAATCCTCATCACTCAAGAATCCGTCCACGGGCCGGGCGACCGCCGCTCAGGCGTTGGCCGACAAGGTTCGTGACGAACTTGGTTATGTATTGTGCATGTCAGGAACGACAGTTGCGAAACGCCCAACTGATATCTGGTCCCAAGCCGAGATTGTATTCCCAGGATTCATCCCAGAGGGATCTCTGAAAGCTTATGAGTTGCGTTACGCCAACCATACTGAAATGGAAACACCAGACGGCGTGACTTTCCAGAAGTTGGTAGATTGGAAAGAGGATGAAGTGGCCCAGATTCCAAAACGACTTGAAGGTCTGCAACGGGTTTATCGCCGGGCTGATTGGCTTAAACTTCCAGCAAAAACCTTCCGGATAGTAAACTGCCCACCGACCAAGCGATTGCTTCGTGCAGCAAAAGCGATTGCCGAAATCGCCCCAAACACGATGACTTCGCTAACTTGGCTTCGTGCCCTCTCCTCAGGATTCCAGTATTCAAGCGAACCCGGAGAAGAGTTCGTCTGTGCCGCCTGCGGGGGGTCGGGAGTCTACGAGATTCCAGAGACTCAGGTTTGTCCTACTTGTAGTGGGTCCGGAATTGACCAGAAAGTCCAACGGAGTGTCAGATTCATCGATACACCGAAAACGGCTGCCTTGGAAGCCATCCTGTCTGACTGTGGTAACCGCATTGTGGTTGGTGCGTGTTTCCAGGGGTCGGTCGACAAAGTCGTCGAGACCTGCCACAAGGCGGGGTTTGACACGTGCATCGTCGATGGGCGGGGCTGGCGGGTTGTGGGAGCTGACGGAATCCCCGTATCCGATACTCCGCTATCCTACTGGGCTAAGGCGTGGGGCAAGGTCGCATTCGTTGGCAATCCTGCATCGTGCCGATACGGTATCACCCTGGTAGAAGCCAACAAGCTGGTGTTCTTCGACCAGTCATTCAGTGCTGAGCATCGCCTGCAATTCCAGGATCGCATCTACCGACTCGGCCAAACCCGGCCAGTGGAGATCATTGACCTTATTCACCTCCCCGTTGACCAACTCGTGCTCGACACCTTGACTAACAACCGAAGACTGGAGCTTCTGACCTTGGGTAAAATCCAGGAAATGGTAGTTGCAGAGCCAGCTCACTGAGCTATAATACCCTTTCACACCCTACCCCGGAGAGATCATGAGCTCGAATAGTTGGCCAGGAAATTGTCGTCACGCGATCGGGCAGTCAGACCATGAGGCATGGAACAGATGCCACTCTCCGGGGACGCGGCAGTTGTGCCACCTCTGTGAAGAGCCGACTGGCCGCTGTGAAGACGACACGATGTTTTCGGAGGACGGATACCCCCTCTGTTCCGACTGTAACTGCACACACGGCGAAGACCACGCACTCTGAACGGAGTGACAGTATCTATTTGTCCCCCCCACTCCATAACTCTTACACCACCCAGGAATAATGGGCATCAATTACAACCAAGTCCGCAAGCTTTCCGCCGGGGGCAAGTCTCAACGTGAGATTGCAAAGTCGCTGGGAATAAGTCAGTCGTACGTCTGTGATATCCTCACCGGTAAAGCCGGTTGGACTGACAACGGGGCCGCCAAAGTCCAAAAGATGCGGGACAAGTCTCTTGAAGACCGCCGAACGCTGCGGACTTCCCTTCGGGCTGAGAACCTCTTCGAGGAAGCCTGCAAAGTCATCCGGGACTCGATCAAGCCACTGGTCCCACCCTCAATCCCGAAGCCACACGGTGGCAAGATCGTCGAGACTGCGGTGCTTCACCTGAGTGATGGGCACCACGACCAAGTCGTCGATCCAGCCGACACCGCTGGGCTTGAGACGTACAACTTTGACGTGTCCTGCCAACGTGCGGCCAACCTGGTTGACACAGTAATCCGATTCACACAGCAGACGCTCCAGAACTTCAGCTTTCCTAAGTTGGTTGTCCTGGCCTACGGTGACCATACCAGCGGCGAGATTCACGGGCATGAACAGAGGTCACACTTCCGCAACCAGATTAAGAACGACTTGGCAATCGGTCAACTCCACGCATTTATGCTGCGTGAACTGGGGTCCTACTTCCCACAAGTCGAGGTCCTGTACCTGGCTGGCAATCACGGTCGCAAGACTGACCGAAAGCTGTTTCCTGGTGGGCCACACGACAACCACGACTACATGATTGCTCGGATTGCTCAGGCCCACTTGCTAGCACAAACGAATATCAAGTTCGAAATCCCCAACTCGTGGACGTCGCTGAAAGATATTGAGGGATACAACTTCCATGTTTCCCACGGTGATGACGTTGGCTCTTGCATCGGCGAACCTTGGAGTGGACTACGGAAACGTCACGAACGATTGGCACCGCTGCACAGGACCAAGATCGATTACCAGGTCATTGGCCATCACCACACGTTTGGGACGGTGGCCGGGAACGGCACAGATTACCTCTGTAACGGTGCTTGGCTGGCAACCGACGCATACGCCTACAATTCGCTTGGAGTCGCAGGAGACCCAGTTCAACTGCTCCACGGCGTACACCGTGACCACGGTGTGACCTGGCGGTTGCCAGTACGCCTACGTGACGGCAATAACTCCAACCGATATCTAAACGCAGTGCAAGTATGAAAGTTCCCGTCGAGAACATAACTCTTGGACCGAACGCCAGCCGGGCAGATGTTGGCGACTGCTCGGAGCTGGCGGTGTCCATTCAAACCCACGGCCAGCAGCAACCGGTTGTGGTCCGTGATGGTTACGGTGACAACTACGTCCTGGTCTCCGGCTTCAGACGGTATCATGCAATCCGGTTCTATCTCCAGTGGACGGAGATTGACGTGAGGGTCGACGACGGAGACACGCCAGATAGTACCCTAAACTTGGTAGAGAATCTGCACCGAAACAACCTTTCATTCTGGGAGGAAGCTCTTGCTCTGAAGAAAACGTTTCCACTTGACACACCCCTCTCTGACGTAGCACGCCAGCTCGGTAAGTCGAGGATCTGGGTCCGCCCAAGATTCCACTTGTGGAATATGCCTGAGTGGGTTATACTGGGAGCACGGGAAGGTCGCTTGTCGTCTGGGCAGGTCGCTGCCCTGATGGCCGGTAAACCATCCGCCAACACTGGATCGATTCGTGCTGCCAACCGGCCGTGCGACAAACAACTACGTGCGGTCGCAACCATTCTCTTATCCGAAGGTAAGGTGGAGGCGGCAACCGCAATCACCTACGCACTCGGAGATATCCCCCTTGAGAAACTGCTTCCTGGACACTGAAACTTGCGGTCTATACGGGCCGCCAGTTATCCTGCAAGTCGGCTTCGACAAGCAGAAAGCATTCGTCCATAACATCTGGGAAACTCCCGTTAAGCACACCTTACGACTGATTGAAAAGATCGTCGGCTGCCGGGTGATTGCCCATAATCTCAACTTCGACTGGCAGAAAATACAATCCCTCTATGCCAACTTGACCATCCTTGGCCGCGAGGAGGGGATGGGAGTTGAACCTAAGGATCATATCGAGTTCTACGCCAACGAGTGTGAGCCCAACGGGTGGGCAGAGAACTTGTGCCTCAAGCCAGCCGGGGCCATCTGCACTCTTTTGCTGGCCCAGAAGAAACTGGGGGGCACCAGCCTTGCGGCAAAGGCAATCTACATCCGCAAGGTTCCCGCGATCGCCGCCCAACAGTTGTGTGACGTCTTCCATAGCACGATGGACTTGCCACCAATCCTGTTTGTCCATCGAAAGAATCCGTGGACTGTCCGGGACAGCGACCACGGCAAACAGTGGAAGGATGTTGTGCTATCCTTCGGACCCTCCAACGCACTAAAAGAGGTGTGCAAGCACGTGCTCAAGCAGGAGGTTGTGACGTGGGAGGATTCCGAAGCTGGCGGCCTTGTATGGCCCACCGAGGAAGGGTTCTGCCCCATTGCTGCCAAACTTAACCAGGGCGACTGGCGGTACGATGGCGGGCTCCTGTGGCCAGCCTTGATCCAATCTCATATCCATCACTGGACCAAGAGCGAGAACGGCAACAAGTATGCGTTGTCTGATATCCACCTGTTGCGGTCCTTGTATACCCACTTTGGTTCACCGTCCGAAGACTTTGACTCAGAACTGTGTGTCCAAGTTGCTTGCAGTCGAGTTCGTGGTTTTGACTTCAATGTAAGTTCGATGGTCGACCTCAGCATCGAGTCCAGCAATTATGTTGCTTCGGCCCAGCTTAATGTTGACTCACCAAAGCAGGTTCGAGAGTACATCGCCGCTGCACTTGATCCAGCCGAAGCGATTATCGTTGAGAAGTCCGCCGCCAAACTTGTGTTGGGCAGAATCCGTAAGACCTTCACCTTAGATGAGGAGGAGGAATGTTGCGACGATGGCTGTGTCCGCTGCAACTTCACCGGCAAGATCGGACCTGGGCCGATGCCAGTTGTGGACCGGGTTGACCATATCGAATCGATCCGCAAACACAACAAGCGGCTACAGATGTTCCGCAAGCTCCTAACAGCCGGGAGAGCCTACCCAAACTTCAAAGTAGTTGGAACCAAGTCAGGTCGCATGTCTGGGACTGACGGTTTGAACTTCCATGGGATTGAGAAGAAACGTGATATCCGTGACCTGTTTGTACTAAGACGTCCCGGTTGGGTATTGAGTGGCGGAGACTATGATTCCCAGGAACTAGCCATCGCTGGAACCGCTTATGACGACGAGATCCTGGTTACGGAAATCGCCAAAGGCAAGTCGCTGCACGGCCTGTTTGGTGCCGAAGTGTATGGCACAACATACGAGGATATCATGGGGAACAAGGCAGATGGCCGCTATGACAAGGCTAAGACGGGCATGTACGCTCTCCTGTATGGAGCCTCACCCCATAAGATTGCAACGTCCCTTGGCATCCCTGAGAATGAAGCCAACGAGGCTCTTGGGAGATTCTTTAAGAAATACGCGAGCACGAAGAAAACACGTGATCGCCTGACAGCGGAGCTTTCTTCCCTGGTATCCGACGACTCCGGGGCGATACACTGGGCTCAACCAACCACTCAACTCGTAAGGTCTGTATTCGGTTTCGAGCGTTCGTTCGACATTGAGAACAGTGTAATCCAGATGTTGGTTAACACGCTGCCCAAGCTGAAGGGGCTGTTTGGGAAGTTCAAGGCTATAGTAGAGCGTAAGAAAGACAAACCGCAGACCATCAGTGGTGCGTGTCATTCCGCCGTCTATGGTGCTGCGTTCAGCTTGCAAGGTAAGATCGTCCGGTCAGCTCTCAATCATATCATTCAAAGCTCCGGGCGGACAGTCACGCTCGGCTTGCAGCACAACTTGTGGTCACTCCAACCGACCGGGATCAACCCTTGGCGGATCAATCTTATGTCGATTCACGATGAGGTGGTCGTTGAGACAGCCCCTGAGGATGTTTCCGTCGTACTGGGAATGGTTCACGACAAGCTGCAAGAGCAATGCCAGACGATTCCGCTTTTGTCCATTGGGTGGGCGTGCAACCTTACATCGTGGGGGGAATTGAAGTCCGCAAAGGGGACGCATTGCGGGTTTGCTATTCCTGATTGATTTATCTTGACACAGCTTGCCGGTTAGTTAAAATAAACACTCACAATCAAACCAGCATTAGACTAATATGAAAACCGAACTAAGAACACTTCTGAAGACCGTACGTGACTTGATTGTTGCGACTCCCGGTTTTCGTTATTACCCAGAGAGTGCTGGGGCAAAGTGCAATTACAACAAGGGTGGGGACCCAGACTTTCCACTCCAGGTGGGGTGTTTGTTCGGTCAAGCCCTGAGATCGTGCGGTGAGGAAGTCAGTAAAAGAGACGAGGGGGATGCACTGACTCAGCTTTATGGCGGGAGTAACGTTCCGCTAATACTATTCCTACAATCGGTCCAAGATAGCCAGGACGCCGGAACAAACTGGCGGCAGAGCTGGGATTTCGCTATCCGGAATGCAACTCCAGAAGCTCTTCGAGCCGTGAAGCGGCATGTTCCGTTGAAACTTCCCGAGTAATTCTTCTTGACACTACCTTACACACGATTACAATGATGATTCACCTGTCACCCCTGTCACCCCATGAGAAAACAATGCCTCGTCCATCCGCCGAAGAGGTCCTGGTTGCTGCTAAGAAACTGATTGACGCCACCCCCGACTTCGTGTACGTTGCCCCGTCGATCGTCTGCCGCTACAATAGTGGTGGGGACGTCCGATATCCTGGCCAATGCGGTTGCTTGCTAGGCCAAGCACTGTTACAGTGTGGTTATCGTGTGCCGGACACTTGGGAGGGGTCAGGAATCGCTTCTCTGATTAGATCTGGGAACGGGATCGAAGAGTTCCTAGACACACTTCAAGCCGCACAAGACTCTTCTGTTCCATGGGAAGACGCCTGGGCGTACGCTCTCGAACAATGGAAGTCCGACCCGGTAGTTACTGACTGTATTAAATCACTTACCGCTACGGAGCCAGAATGATCCCCACTTGTTATAAGCTGCTCCAGGCTTGCAAAGAGCTGGTAGAAGAGTTTCCGGACTTCGTTTATTCGAAGCCGTATAGAGATAGCACAACCTGCTCATATACTTTGGGCGGCGATGCTCGATACCCGGACAATGTTGGCTGTATTGTCGGCCAAGCTTACAAGCGTCTTACTGGGAAGGATGTTCCCGACGCTTACGACGATGCAAGTGTCGCCGACCTGGTAGGTTCAAGCCTACTTGCTATCGGTAAGACTGACGTGGAAAATGAAAAGTTCCTAAACAAGTTGATACTTATTCAGGAGCGGCAAGACCTGGGGGAGAGGTGGGTCGATTCGATGGACGCTGCCAAGTTACTTTCTGATTGATAGATCCCAAAACACACCGACAGACTATTATGAAACCGACTACCAGTCAACTGTATGCCGAATGCCAGAAGCTGGCCGAAGAGTTGCCAAACTTCTTGTACGAACCAGAGGATCTTGCAATAGGGTGTTCAAATACCCAGGGAGGAGACGGTCGCTACCCCGACAACTGCGGTTGTATTGTTGGTCAAGCATTCAAACGCTTGACTGGCGAGCTCGTGCCAGAACAGCATGACCTTGCCGAAGTCACCAGCCTTATTAGCTATAAAGTTGTCCAGCACGATAGCTGCCTTGAGGAGATTAAATCCCTCCAAGCCAAACAAGATGATGGCTATACCTGGGCCGTCGCGATAAAGTTTAAGGCTTAACCCACGAGATTATTATGAAACCGACTACCAGTCAACTGTATGCCGAAATTGCCACCCTGATTTACTGTGATGAAGTAACAAATAATAACCAGGTCGCGGCCAACCGCCTCGCCCGCCTCCAGCAACTTCAAGATATCGGGAAAGTTTGGGGGTAGGCGATTATTCTCGCGGATAAACTTGACACCCACGACCAGTGAGCTATACTACAATCTCACGACACCACCCAGGAGACAACATGATTACGAACCAACAGTGCGGTGCCAGCAGTTTGGCCTGCCGAGTAATGAACGAAACCTTCCTGACCCTAGGTTCGTTCGAAGACACGCGAGCCTTTGGAGACCCTCTTGGATTCGCCAGCTCCCTCGCTCGCGTTGTCGACCGAACCCTTAAAGGTCAGAAGCGGTTCACACGTCAGCAGGCTGAAGCTGCTGCGGTCTCAATCGTCCAAGACACGTTTGGCTCGTTAGACGGGTTCGCCCCCTACCGTGCTGCCTACCCACTGTTTGCTCAGCATTTGATCCCTGTCATTGTTTTGATCCTGTCCGAGCATGAGTTGGTCACAGAGGTTAGGAGCTTGGCATCCAAGTATCCGAGCTTCCGGTATCGGGGAACCGACAGATTCAGCTCCAACTACAATGTTGGCGGGGACAGAGCGTACATTGGCCTGCACGGATGCATCATCGGGCAAGCCCTTCGACGTATCGGAGGGCAGAGGTATGTTCCAATCGACGGAGCTGCTGGGCTGACAGCTTCAGAGCTGGGCATTGACTTGACTGAGCATGATGAATACTTTTTAGATTCAGTCCAGCAGCTCCAGATGCGTCATTCTTGGTCCGAGGCTGTCAGCTTAACCGATGATATGCTGCAAAATGCGTGACCTACACAACGTCGAGATTCTGAAGGGCTCCTATATCCGGTATGTCAGCGGCCCTCGCATGGGTGAGTTTCACTTCATGCGGTCAAACACGAAGTCCGGGCTTCTGGGCTGGGCTGGCACAGCACCCCTTAACTTGGATAACGACAACGGCGTTGTGCCCGCGTACGTTGTTCCAGAAGGTACCGGCACCCCAACAACGATTCGTCATTGTATAAAATTGTGGCGGGCGGCAATGGGTGGCGATATTCGTCCCAGTGAGTTTAACGGAGCTGTTTGGGTGGCTCTTGATACGTTGATGAGTCGAGGCATCCCTACTACCCAACAGGTCATTATCTTCCTTACAGGAACTTACACGCTATCGCAATTAAACGGGTCTGGGGCTACTTACTTCCGGCAGATAACCGCTGGGATGTTCGGGCTGACCGTGTCTAACAAGATGGAAGCTGAACGCTTTCGAAGAGGATTATGACGATGTACAACATAGCCTGGCACGAAGAATGCCTCAGAAACCAGAGCGAGCACCACGCCCGAGAGCTGGTTCTATTGCAGAGCCAACAGGATAGAGTTGATAGGTTGGCCAAGAGCATCAGCGAATACCGAGAGCAGATCGATCTCGCCGTGCGTAAACGCAAAACCCATTTTGACCGAGAAAAGTTTAACAGAAAGAAAAGCTGATGATGATTTATTTAGCGACACCTTACTCACATCCTGATCCCGCAGTTCGGCAATCCCGTTTCGAAGCGGCCAATCACATGACTGCCGCTCTTATCGAAGCTGGCTATGTCGTTTTCAGTCCAATAAGTCATTCTCACGTAATTGCCCCTTACTTAGTGAGGGAGTCGACCGATTGGGACTTTTGGAAAGAGCAAGACCTGCCGATGCTGGCAGCTTGTAAGAGGTTGGTCGTGATGACTTACGATCCGGCATGGTCCAAGTCCGTTGGTGTGTTAGCTGAGATTGAGTTTGCCAAGGTTAACAATATCAAAACCATCTACCTGCCTGAAACGCCCAAAGAGTTTAGTGATCTACCGCCCCGGTTCAGGCTGGTAGAATGGTGAAGCAGCAACCGCTTGAATCTACGCTCCAGACCGCTATCTGCACGTTCCTACGGAAGCGGAAGTGGACTGTCAAGGCTACACACGGCAACGCTTTCCAATCAGGCTTTCCTGACTTGTTCGCGTTCAACAAGCCGTACGGTTTTCGTTGGATTGACGTTAAACGGCCTGTTGGCTATCGACTTACGAGGGCACAGATTGTTACCTGGCCTGAGTGGGAAGCTGTTGACCTTGGCGTTTGGATCATGACTGCCGCCACCGAGGAGGAGTACCTGAAGCTTTTCGGGCCGCCGAACTTTCGGCAATACTGGTCCAAAAGTTATGACAAACATCTGCGATCTCTTGACTCGATCCTGGATGAGATTACAATGGACGTAGAGGAATAATCCTCCCTAACCCTTCACCGAGAAACCAATGTTTAAACCACTTGTCGCAGCCCACTTTGACGTCACCCCCCGTGCTAGGATCAGTGATCCGCCAGCATTCCAAGCCCAACTCTGCCTGCGGTGGCAGCTCGTTAACCTGATCCGTGAGGAGGTGGTGGCCGAGGTCGGAAACTTAACCGAAGATCAGCTCGTGATGATCGATATCATCCTTGAAGAGTTTAACAAGAAACACGCTCCCCTGGACTTCTCTTTCAATGCTGCACAGAAACTCCTGTTTCCTCGATTGTGCGTCAAAACTGACGGGCCTTGAGCCTGAAGTTTTGCACACCAAGTACATGGCCGAGACCTCAGGGGCAAACCCCGAGGTCGATGGCTACCATCCCCAACTGTTTGGGTTACGACTACATCAGCTCGCTCCCGTGGTCGGCGAACGTTGCTTGCTTACCACCCAGCAGGTTAAAGAGCGTTACGAGCGACTCCTGTACGAGAACTGGCAGGTCATCCTGGTTGGCCCAAAGCTTTTGGGGGGCGGTGAACATGCTATCACCCATTTCCAAGGCCAGTTCTGGTGTCCCGCAGAAGGTGTGATTGCCTCCCCAAACATCGGACTGCGGGACATCTACACACTATGATAATCCGACTCAGAACGCATGTTCGTGGGTCGAAGTTCTATGACCCTCCAGTCAAGACCGACCTGTTCTACTCAGACGAAGAGTTTGCACTTGCTATTGCACAGGGTCGCGTCCCTCAAGCGATCGAATCCAACATCCCTTTCGTGACGTTCCTTGTGTCTCGTTTCCTATTCCAGTTCCCCTGGTTGGAGAATGAGGCTGACGAACTCTTCAGTATCGGGATCATCGAGTACGCCCAGGTCATCCGAGACCACGAGAAGTACAATGGCAAAAGCCTCCGGGCCGTCAGCATGGTAAAAGCCCAACGGAAGATCGAAGAGTATGCCAGCGGCATTGGCTGTCTGATATCATGCTCTCTGACAACCCGCTACAAGAACGTGAAGGTTGGCAAGCGGGAAGCAAAGACGACGTCAATCCAATGAACAGACCACGACTATTTTTACCGACCCCAGCCCACTGGAACCGCAACAGTAACGTCAGGGGCTGGTTCGCTACCGAGATTCCAAAAGACTCAACACGTGTTCTTTGGGACGGCGGCCTGACCCGTGACTTTCCACGGCCCCTTTGGGATTGGAAGGAACCGGGCACTGGCCTATTCAATGAGCGAGGTGAAGTTGTTGTTGCACCAGATCGCTTCCTCAACAGCTTGCCTTGCCTACCTTTAGACGGCTTCCTGCATACGGTGGAAGGCCACCTTGTGCTGTCTGTCATTGGCCTGCCGTCACTCCCTGAGTTCTACAGAGTAGGAGATATCCTTGGGGGTGACCAGTTATTCTCTATTGAAGCGGACAGCCTGTTTGACTTGGTCACCAACTCGCCAGTGGCGTCAGAGTGGCGTCAGATTACGCCGGACAGTTCATTCACTCAGGAGGTATTCCACGCAACAGAGAACCTCAGCGGCCCCGCTGAGCTTGCCTTGTTCCACCAGATTCGAGGCATTGAAGACCTGAAGTATGATCGACAGTACCTGCTGCGGTCACCTGCGTCGGTGTGGGCGGGTGCATTCACTGAGTCCTGGCTGGAGGTCAATACACTGAGACCCGATATCGTTACGGTAAATCGTAACATTGGTGGAGTCATCTTCACTCCCGTCGGTTCCTTTCCGTCCGACAGTCTGTCAGATGGTGTTCATAGCGGTGACCTCGTCGAGGTTCACGTTAATAAGTTTGGGTTTATCGTATCACTGGTGGTCATCTAATGTTTAAATACACACGATTTGAAGCTGCACCTATCGAAGGTCTCCGCAAGCCTCAGGCAGTATCCTACACTGCCCTGAAGATGTTCGAGGAGTCACCTGAGGAGTTCTACATTCGCTACCTGGCTGAGGTCAAGACACCTCGACCGCCGCAGCAGCCGTACATGGCCGTCGGCTCAGCATTCGATGCTCTTATCAAGAACCGAATCCACGTTGACGTGTACGGTTTCGAGGCTACCAAGGGAACGGATTACGAGCTCCCGAGAATCATGGAATCCCAAGTGGAAGAAGACTTCCGGGAGATCGTCGTGCCGCTGGCCGAAGACTTGTTCGAGCAGTACGTTGAGTCTGGGGCCTACGCCAGCCTGCTGGCTGATATCCTACCAGCCACCGAGCTCGGTATGGAGTTTACGGTTACGAGGGAGGTGGGAGGGGTTCCATTGATGGGCAAGCCTGACCTTCGCTTTGTAACTGAGTGTGGGTTGCATTTAATCACTGACTTCAAAGTCAACGGGTCGATGAGCAAGACGGGAGCATCCCCGCAGGTGGGATACCGCATCTGTCACGACTACGGAAGCCGAACACACGGCCAAGCCCACAAGAGATTCGTAGGTAAAAGGAATGGTGGAATCCTAGTCTCCGAGACTCCGATGGACGTGACAACATCCTACTGGGCTGAGCAGTTGTCGATGTACGCTTGGCTGTGCGGTGAAGAGGTTGGCAGCCAGAAGTTCGTCGTTCGAATCGAGCAGATTGCTTGCCGCCCAGTGAAGGGCAGATCATACCCGAGGGCGAAGTTCGCCCAGCACGTGGCCCACGTTTCGGAGGAAGCACAGCACACCCTGTTAGCCCGCCTGCAAGCCTGTTGGTTGGCGTGTCAGACTGGCCACGTGTTCCCGGAGCTGACCCTTGAGAACAACAACGCTCGCCTGAAAGGTATTGGCAGTCGGCCTATCGATTTCGGCTCCATCGACCAAAATTGGGATTGACGCCCCACTTGACCAAATTAGAATTGACATAGACATAATCCAGACACTATTTGAGAATAGAAATGCGAACAACGTATCGGCCCGCTGAGACACTTGACTTACCCGGCATCCTGCTATGCGAGATCAAGAGCCATGATGTTCCACTCAGTCCTGAGGAGCTGCGGACCACCATCGACAACGCAGACACCCATATCTGCGTCAGTGAGGAGGGACGAATCTGCGGGTTCATCTGCATTCGCCAGAAGGAAGATGAGTCCAGCACTTTCGTCTTGGATCGTCTTTCATTCCAGCCCGGCTACGCTGACCATGTCACCCCCCTACTGGATTCAGCACGCCGACTCGGACGACTGCATGGGGCTAAGCGGCTGGAAGTTTCGGTCTGCGTTCTGGACCTGACCCACGGCTTCTCCGGGTCGGTGTCGACCTTCGAGTTTGCGTGTTCAAACCCCAGGGTGACCAAGGCCTACGGGACAGACTTCGAGCATTACACGTTCAGAAAACTTCTCACCGCCTTGTAGGGGGTGGGGTTCCACGTTTCAGTTTCACACACAGTTTTGAGAGAAAACCATTATGGGTCGCATTGTTGTCAGTTTTATAGCCTGCATTTCCGTGCTCATATCAACCGCCTTAGGGCAAGTGCCTGGTCGGTTTGACGTCAGCCCGATTCCAATCCCGGAGTACATCGCCAAAGTTCAGGTGGTAGGTGTGCCGTACACCTACACAGGGACTGGAGTTTATGTAAGCCCGGTCACGGCGGTGACTGCCGCCCACAATGTCAGAGACCTCGACAGTAAGTCTCAGTTGTTTGTTGACGGAGTGGAAGCTGAGGTAGTGTATAAGAATGACCAACAGGACTTCGCCATCCTGAAGCTCTCAGTTGGCAGTAAAGATGGTCCGTTCCCAAAGTTATCCAGTGACCTGTCCGGGTCTCTCACCGCGTGCGGCTACAGGGGAGGGGTTCGCTATACTGAGAATGTTGGCAACCACAAGTCAGGAAGGTGGGTCACAGCCGAGGTCCAGCGAGGAATGTCAGGCGGACCTGTGTTGAACCAAGTGGGAGACCTTGTGGGAACGATTATAGGTGGCGGACCTGGGCGGGATACATATATCACAGATATCTTCCTGATAGTAGACGAGCTAAGGGGGAGGGGTTTGCTGGAGTGATTCCCTCCTGGCGGTAGACGAAAACGAACATGGGTCGCATTATTTGAATCCCCAGTTACACAAAGTGTGACTGGGGATTTTTAGTTATGTACTACCACAAAAACACCGTAAAATACCCACAAAAACCAACTACACACACACCCTCAAACAAAACAACAAACAGTGTTACATTGACAAACGACGTTGTAACTGTGTGAACTGACTTGATACTACAACAGTAAACCATTGAATATAATTTGACAACAACAACCAACCAAGTTTACTTTAAACACCCACACCCCATATTATACGTCACAGATGTTTTGTATCTACAACAATAACACCAACTCACAGTGGTTGTCACCATACAACAACGACAACGTACAAACCAACAAAGACTATACATACACACCAAACAACAGTAAATAAACACTAACGTTCATATATCAGTAACTTGCAGTTGTACGTGTTTGTAGGTCGGTGTAAACAGTTTTAAGTTGGTTGGGTTTATGGTGGTATGGGTTGGTTTATTTTAGTTTACTTTGTGTTGTGTAAGTGTGGTTAGTTTGTGTACGGTTTGTTTTTACATACCATTTGTTGTGGTTGGTTTGTTTATTTATTATTTATTTATTTTGTTGTTTATGTTGTTGGAGGTTGGTTACCGATGGGGAGTATGATATCGTAACTATTACAGCAATTGCCGTGACCCCCTTTGTTAGAGTCGACCGGCCCCACCCGCACAACCCGCACAACCCGCACAACCCGCACCACCCGCACAACCCGCACAACCCACCCACCCCGCCCAAC